CGGAGTGCCAAAAAGCCGCTCCAGATCGCCCTTGAAGCGGAGCTGGACGCCAAGCCGGAACTACTACGGGCGATGGTGCAAAAGGGCCTGAAGATGGCATTGGAGGGAGACTTTCGGTATTGGGCGGCAATCTGGGACAGGCTTGAGGGCAAGGTAACAACAAAAATCGAAATCAACGATAAGGCTCAAATAAACTGGGCGGCTATAGATAATGAGTCAGACACGCCACCACGACAAATCACAGTTGCAACTGATACCAAAGGGCCTGAATCGCTTCCTGACAGTGGCGAAGCCTGATTTTGAATGGTATCCAGAGCATCTGGCCGAATGCCGCAGGGCCTTGGATAGTGTCACTCGTGGTGATTGCAAGCGGTTGATGCTGTTCTTACCGCCCAGGCACGGCAAGAGCGAACTGGCAACCATCCATTACACCGCCTACCGTTTACTAATAGACCAGACCCTAAGAGTCATCGTAGGGGCTTATAATCACGGGCTGGCCTGCACCTTCAGCCGGCAATCAAGACGGATTGCAAAAGAATTCGGCTTTGAATTCAGCGACGATCAAAACAAGCAGAATCAGTGGTCAAGCCAACACGGTGGCGGGCTCTATGCGGTGGGTGTTGGCTCTGGTGTGACCGGCTACGGGGCCGATTTATTGATTATTGATGACCCGGTTAAGTCACGCGCCGAGGCTGAATCGCCCACATATCGTGCCAGGGTGATGGACTGGTATCAGAATGACCTTTACACCCGCTTACATCCCGGCGCGGCCATTGTCCTGATTATGACCCGATGGCACAGCCTTGACCTAGCGGGCCAATTGCTTGAACAGGCCCAAGAGGGCGGCGAGCAGTGGCAAGTGGTCAGCCTGCCAGCCATAGCCGAGCAGGACGACGCCATAGGGCGGCCACCGGGCGAGGCACTTTGGCCAGACCGGTATTCGGTGGAAGACTTCAAACGGATCAAGGCGGCAATCGGCTCCTACCCGTTTGAGGCTCTTTACCAACAGACACCAACACCACGGGCCGGTGGTTTCTTTCGTCCGCAGTGGTTCAAAATTGTTGATCCGTCACCAATACCTTTCGATTCCAACACATGCCGGGCATGGGACACAGCCGCAACAGTGGGCGGTGGTGACTACACGGCAGGCGTCCGCATTAGTAAGACCGGAGACAACTACCGGATCCATCACGCCTCGCGTGGCCAGTGGTCACCGGCTACACGTCGCACCATCCAGCGACAGATTGCCGACACCGATGGCCGGGAAACGATTATCCACTTGGCACAAGATCCCGGCTCTGCTGGAGTCGACCAAGTGCAAAATGACATTTCTAACTTGATAGGCTACGGTGTAATAAGCAAACGGCCAACCGGCTCCAAGGAGGTGCGGGCCATGCCTATTGCCGCCGCGCTCGAATCTGGTATCATACAAATAGATAGAGGGGAATGGAATCGCGATTTCATCGACGAACTGTGCGCCTTCCCAACGGGCCGAAACGACGATCAAGTTGATGCCATTGCAGACGCTTTCAACTATTTGAGTGCAATCAGGCCCTTCAGGTACGTAAGCTAATGCCAACGCTATTCGAAAACATCCGCGACCGATTTACCAAATCATTGAGGGCTGGCGTAACAGCCAACACCGTTGACGTTGCCGCCTCATCATGGTCAGTGGACGTGATGACTAGCCTTGCTAATGACTACATGACCTTGGCACGTCCTTACACGCAGATAAACGTGGTGCAGGCCGCCATTCAGGCTATGCGACGCAATGCCACCAAGGCCGTGATGCAAGTGGGATACTGGGATGAGGACGGAGGGTTCACACCCGTTTACCACCAATTGCAATCACTCTGGCAACGACCAAGCCCGGGCGAATCAGATGCAACCGTCCTGGAGCACTTGTATTCCAGCCTGTGCGACAGCGGCAACGCTTACATCCAAGCGATCACCAACACGGCTGGCAATGCTGTTACCGAACTCATGCCCATCCCGACGCCATGGGTGATGCGGCCAGTCATGGGTGAAAGTATTAACGAGGTCATTGAGTATCCAGTCGCTGGCAGCGACTGGGGTCGCGAGTATAATTACAGCGTTCCAGCCGCACTTATGCTGGAATTCCGTCACGGGCGATCGGCATACGCTCAAAATCGTGGCGTTTCAGTTCTGGATTCAGTTGTTGCTGAAATGGCACTGGTCAAGATTATCGCTCAATATGAGACGACCGTACTATCTAGATCGGGCGTACCGTCGCTAATTGTCAGCCTGAAAACGCTTGGCAACTTAAGCGATGCCCAGTTAACTCAGGTACAAGCCGATCTAGCACGGGCCGTCAGTGGCAAGAGTGTTGGCAGGCCGTTCGTGGGCACGTCCGAAATGGATATAAAATCGCCCGGATTCTCGCCAAAAGATTTGTCGGTGTCGGAGATGGCTGACCTTGCAACCGCTCGCATCTGTGGCGTGCTTGGATGGTCGCCAATGAGCCTGAAACAGCCGGATACGGGCAAGACTTACTCAAATCTCGTCGAGGCCAATAAGGCGTCCTGGCGTGATGCAGTGATACCATTCCTTGACCTTGTGGCTGGCGAACTGACTCGAATCGTTCAAACCTTGCCAGTGGCATGCAATGGCGTCACGTCACAGCCTGATCCAAGGCTGTGCGTACGGTTCGATACATCGCAGATCGAAGAGCTTTCGGTCGACCGTAAGGCACTTATGGACATCGCCACGGCTGGCGTAGGGGCCGGAATCCTAACCGTCAACGAGGCTCGTGCGACGCTCGGGCTGGGCGAGATGGAAGAACCAGAAAAATCAGAGATAGAACAAGCACCGGCAGAGCCTGAATCAATGGAGCCCGAATAATGGCCGGCGAATACAATCTAGAAATTGAAGCCGGCGCAACATTCAACCGGACGCTCACATGGACGTCCAACGGCACGGCTGTCAACCTCACGGGCAGCAGTGCCCGGCTCATGGCTAGAACATCATACAACAACGCAAATGTCATTCTCAGCCTTGCCACACCAACCGCGTGCCTGTCTATCAGCAACGCAACGGGCGGCGTGATTGCAATCGCACTGGATGCCAACCTGACTGCCAATCTGGTGGACGGCGTTTATGACCTCGAAATTGTGACCGCCAACGGCACGGTCAAACGACTCTTAAACGGCAGCCTCACGGTATCGCCAGAGGTGACGCATGCCTGACACTGTAACAATCCAGACGACCACCGATGTCGTCACAATCGCAGGCGGGAACGAAACGCAATCGGTTGTTGTCACAGGCAATACAACCGTCGAGGTGCTGACGGTGGGCGTTCAAGGCCCGCAAGGCGCATCCTACACGCTCCCCATAGCCACAAACGGCACGCTTGGCGGTGTGATTGTGGGTGGCAACCTGACAATCAGTGGGAATGGCGTTTTATCATCAACGGCTGGAATGACTGAAATTGCAAACGTAACTTACGGCATTAGCCAAATTCCGAATATTCTTGGCGGAAATAACACCAGGCACGTGGCTGGCATGAGAGCCAACACGACAACGGTGGGTATTGGTAATTATACGATCCTTAAAGAGTCTTACAGCGGGCTTGCATACAATTCAACAACGGGCGTTGCCGTTGGGCATATTGCGGGCTTTACCGACACATACAACGATCCGAGTTATCTTTTAAGAAAACAACAATTTGAGGTTAGGGCTTCAACGCTTTCATACCTTGCACTAAATCAAGCGAATCAAGTAGCCTTTTCTGCGGGATTCAGCGTACAAGCGTCAGGTGGGGCAAAACTATTTTTTGTAAACAACATTGACGATATTTCAACCGATATGCAAGTTGATAGTGAAGGCGTCACGATATTCACAAACGGTATTGTAACGGTCAACGGTGATGAGGTTTTGACGCTCTTGGTCGCTAATTCGCTTTTTGCGCCTCTTACATTCAAGGAAGAAGAATAATATGGCACTAATATATGGCACTCTTCACAAGGGCGTGATTCAAGAATTCGCCAATAACGGAACGCACTGCGTGGGCGGATGGAACTATTACGTGGCTAACCTACCAACAGGCCAGAACGATGCAAACGGCGCGCCGATTTATGCCAACTTCCAGATCAGCAAGAATGCGGGCATGTACTCGACGGACAACCTTGGCAACCTCACGGAAATAGCGCTGTACCCACAAAATTTGACACTTACGACATCCACCGCAACGCTCAATAATATAACAGTCTGGTCAGCCAATTCGATCCTGACCCGGTCTTATGCCGACGGTCGATATTCCGCAATCTCTACTACAATTGACGGTGGGACAGCAACAACCACCGGCGCAGGCTCTTACGATGGCGGGAGTGCAACAGCAAACTAATGGCACTGATTCAAGTACGACGAGACACTGCCGCTGCCTGGACGTCGGCCAACACCACGCTGGCAACGGGCGAGATCGGTTTTGAGACCGATACAAACAAATTCAAAATCGGCAACGGCACGGCATGGACGGCATTGGTTTATAGCCCATCGTGGCTGTTTGCAACTGCCAACACGTTCACCGCCAATCAGACCTTTACAGGCTCAATCACGGCCAACGGTATTACAACCACAGGCACAATTACGGCCAATGGCAATCTGGTAACAAGCCCAAAGATTCAAAACTATAGCGAAGTTTGCACTATTCCCACA